ATGTTGTACCGCCTACTGCTTCTGCGTATCTTACTCTTAACGTGTGGATTTGTCCCACTGGGCCAGTCATTGGCTGCACGCCTACTAATTCGTTGGCGATAACAGTTGGCATAACCCGTCTTATTACTGGTAGAATTACTCTGTTTAGAGTAGCAACGTTGCCTGCAGAAGTAGCTCCAGTTGATGCTGATTCATTGATATACTTTCTAGTATTTTCAAGAGTCACATCCATAACAGATTTTCTGTTACCTTTTAGCCCTTCTAACAATGCTGCTTTTGTTTCTGACCAGCGTGCTTCTGTTAGTTCTGACATTTTATTTGTCTCCTATTTGTTTTTGTTTATAAACCGGCAAGTCTTCTGATAGCAAATATATTGCTGTCAAACACCTGTCTAACGTTAGTTTGTGTTTTGTCGCCTGTTATTTCTGTGCCTTCTTTTAAAGCCTGTTTCTTCGCTGGTGCAGTACCGCCGTTGATTACTGATGGCATGTACTTGTCAAACGCTGATCTTAATTTTGTTGTTTGAACTGATTCCAGTAAGTTTTTCATTATTTCTTTTTGCTCAGTGTTAAGAGGAGCTGTAAGCTCACCAATAACTGCTGATCTCTCTGCTGCATCTTTCGCTGATTTGATTTCTGCATCTTTGGCTTCAATCAATTTTGCGTTATCTTGTGCAGCTTTTTTCGCATCTTCTATTTGTTGGTCTTTAATCTTGACCACTTTTAGAAGTTTAGATGTTTCAGATTTTTCATTCAAGTAGCTCGAAGCATACTCTTCTGAAAATGTCTCAAACAATCTGCGTCCAAAGTCATTTTTACGAGCAGAATCAATGTCTTCTTTAAGTTGGCCAATTTCTTTGGTAAGAACTTTGCTAACTGTATCAGATACCACTTTAGAACTCTTTTCAATAAAGCTCTTACGAACTTTAGCAAAATGCTCTTTGGCTTCTCTGATCAGACGTACTTTGGTTTCTGCTAGGTCTTGTTTATCTTGATGAAACTCTGCTATTTCTTTCGATAGAGCCTCTACCACAAANTCTTCAAGTCTGCTGAAATTTTCAGACACAACTTTTTGATCTGCGTGTAGTTCTTGAATTTCCGCTGCAAGTCTTTCAAACACAAAATTTTTCAATGANTCTGAATGTTGTTTCATATTCACTGCGTATTGTGCTGTCTGATCTGCCAATTGTTTGCGATCATCTGCAAACTCAGCAATCTCAGTTGCCAATTTTTCTGTAACAAGTTTGTCCACAGCGTCAATCATTTGCTGTTTGTCTTGTGCATATTTCTTGGCGAACTCTTCGCGTAGTTCTGCTGTGGCTGCCACTTTGTTTTCTTCAATTTTGGCTGCCCAAGCTGTTTCTATTTCGGCTCTGATCTCTTTGGAAACTACATTGTTTTCAAAAAGTGATTTCAGTGCATCTAACATTATATTTTCTCCTAATTAGTTTAACGGAGTTTACTGATGATATTCACCAGTTGTTCCTTTAAGTATTCTTGTGCCTGTGTGTCCCTTGCGATGTTTAAAGCTCTATAACCACCTTTTGTGTTCAAAAGATGTTCATAAATTGGTGTTGGATAGGCTCCCGGAGCTGACGGTTGAGCCACTATGTCCACAGTGATGATTTCAAAATCACTCACTTGTCCGGATCCGTCTTCTTTGACGTTGCCTGAACCACGCGATGAAACTCCTAGTTTGACTCCGCTTTCCAGCATGGTCTTAACTAGCAGTCCCATCGGCGTAGGTAATATTTTTAGTTTGCCATGTCCATTTGGGCCATCCATCCACATGCTTGACAGCATGTGACTCACACGGTCCAAATTAACATTAAGGCCTTCTGGATGATCCACTTCGCCCAACACTGAATAACCACCTTTGATCTGATCGTTGAGTGTGTTGACAGCCCTACTGATTTCACTAACAGGATACACTCTTTGGTTGGCGTTTTTGACGCCGCCTTGAATGCAGATACCTTTCATGTAAAGGCTCTTGCCCCCGTTTTTGTCTTCAGCAGACTCAATGACCAAACTTGCTTGGTCAAATGACAATGTTTCGCGTAATGTAAACATCTTATACTATATTAGTCCTTAACTTTATTTCTTGTTAGCCAAAATACTTTTTGTATTGTCTGACTTGTCAGCAGTTTCTGGTCCTTTAGCTTTTACCAACTTGATAGATGCGCCTGGTGTATTAATATTGCCACCATCATGCATTTCCGCTTTTGGAGCTGGTCTACCTTTTTCTTCTGAACCAACGAAATCAACAGCTTGCGCCATTCCTTTCGCTTGCTTAGGAGTTGGAGATTTTGCGTTGTCCGAACCGTCAGTGTGTTTCACTGCCACTTTGTCCACGTATTCTCTCATTCTTTCTCTGTCGCTAAGTTCTTCAGATTTAATTGCTGTTGCTATTGGTGCTGTAGTTGCTACTACTTCAGGTGTAACTTCTTCAGCTGGAACTTGAACTTCTGTTGCTGTGGCTTCATCTTTGTCGCCTTTGTCTTCAGCATCTTTGTCGCCATCGTTTGACATTAATTTTTCAAACTCAGCTTTTAGTTCTTCCACTGCATCTTCTAAATCAACAATTTTGTCTTCCATGTCTGCAGCCATAGGTTTTTCGTCACCTTTGTCTTCAGCATCTTTGTCGTCTTCGATGTCAGCGATCATGTCGTCTGTGGCATCTCCGCCAACTTCAGCAGTCACTGGAGCCACTGCTACTGGAGCAACTTCTTGTGTTGTCTCAGCGGCAACTTCTTCAGTAGATTCTTTTTTCATTTCTTCTTTGTCTTTTTTAGAATCTTCTTTGTCTGCTTTTTTCATTTCTTTGTCTTTTTTTGCTTCTTCCACAGGGGTTTCTTCAGTTGAAGTTTCTTCCACTGCGATATCAGCAAGGTCGGTCTCTAATAAATTTTCGTAGATCGAACGTGACTTCTCAACCACTATTTCGTGAAATAGGGCTTCAGCTCCGGTTCTGTCATCTGCGGTAAGTTTTTCAAGCATTTGCTCGAATTTAGATGTGTTGTCTGACATGTTTATGTCTCCTTGACGGTTAGTTGTTTTGATAAGGCTATCACCTTTATTTAACAAATTTAGTCAAAAGTGGGCAGATATAGGTCGATTTTGACTAATTTTGCACAGGTTTAGGCCTGCAAAATGCATTGCGGAAATCGCTCACGGTCATTTCGGAATAATTGTGGTGTCTTTGGAATTCTTCCGCTTGAAATCCTTTGCGATCATCCTGCACTACTCTTATATATTGTTTTTTGTGGTTTTTCTGTATTACAATGCCAGTTTGACGCAGCCAATTGCCGTGATACGTGGCAGGATCTGACAATTTGCGATAGTTTCGGGTGCCGCCATACATGTTGTTTAGTTTGCCTTCTTCATTGCCTATGTAGTCAAATCCCAGTATATAAAGTGTGGTGTGCTGATGTTCTGTGGCCAACCATAGTGCTGTGGGACCACTGCTCCACCCTTGACTGGGTTTAAAAAAGTTAAGACCTTTGTATTTTTCCATGTTTTTGTTGGGATTGGTCCACACAGGATACCTCAATTGCCAATTGTTTTCGCATATTTCTGTGACCATTTTGGCATCCACAGCCACCAAATAGTCTGGTGCATATTCTCTGTAGAGTGCATTGCACCCGTAAATTAGTCCCCATTCACGCAGATGTGTCAAGGGTATGTTTTTGCGACTGCTGCCATTGCCCAGCACAAACGCAATGTTGCCTTCCAATGGCAATCTTATGGGTTCGGGAGTGACCTGCGGCTCATCCTGAGGCACAATGGTAGTTGCAGTTGTAATTAAAATTTTACTTTTTTTACTCTTTTTGAAATCGGACACGGTTTGTACCTCCATTGGCGGTATGGGTAGCCCAGATTTCATTGCTCTATGCACAGATTTGTCATAATTGCGTTGTGCTTGCATGGCACGCCATTCTTCTTTGGTGTATAGGGATTTGTCTAATTTGGCCATTGTGCGGCTGCTTTATTTAGGCTGCGGGTTGACTGCTGGCAATGCTGTACATGTTTCTCACAAACTCTAGATCTTTTTGCTGTTCATTGTTGTGAAATTCACTGGCTTTGCGAGCACGATTGATCTGTTGCAAAGTTAAACGTGTTTTGCGTGTGTCAGTGACACCAATGATGGATTGATCATGCTGTGGATCATACATTTTGTGATCCGCAGTGTTCACATCATTTTTATCAAAATAGAAGATTTCACGCAATAGCATGAAATTATTTATGCTTATGTGGTGGGAGTTTCGCCTGGAGTGGCAGTGCCTGCAGCCGCAGGTTCTACTGGTTCAGTGGTCTCTGGTTCTTGAGCTGCAAGATCTTGTTGTATGTTGGCAGATGTGATGCCTGCACTTCTCATTTCAGCTGCTGATGTGGTGGGTTTTACTTTGAATTTTTCATCATTTTCTTCACGCCATAGTCTTTCATTTTCGGCCAATTCATCTGCACTCATGCCCAAGAATCTCATCAGTGCATATCTGTTGCTGATGTAGGGCAATGCTGCCACCTGACTGAATGTTTGTATTCTGTTGTTGTCCAATTCTGCTTGTCTGTATGAAGCAAAGTTTTGTGGAGTTTGAAACTTGATGTCAAACATGCCCAAATCAATGTTGACACCTTTTTCTAAAAGATATTTTTTAAAATCATTGTTGAACTCATCTGCCACTAAATTTTGCAGTCTTTCACAATAGTTGTTGAATCTCAACTCCTGTATGTAGGCAGTGCCCACTCTACCATCTGTGTATTGTGCATTGCTGTCATCTGGTCCTGTGGGCAGATAAGAACTGGGAATACGCAATCCACGCAACAGTTTGTTGGTAAAATATTTTAGATCATCAATCTCGCCCAAATTGGTACCGCCAGGCAGTGTTTCCACTTTAGATCCACGACCTTCTGCTGTTTGTGGAAAGAAGAAATCTTCATTGATGCTTAACGGATTGTAGGCTGAATCTATCACATTGGTTCCACCACCTGTGCTGGAAGGAATACGTCGCTGATGTATTTCTGTTTTGACTCTTTCCACAAATTGCATGGCCAAATGGCTGGGCATGTTGCCCACGTCCACATAGAACACACGTCTCTCTGGCGCTCTCTGCACTCTGTAAATAATAATGGCGTCTTCCAATAATTCTTTTTGCTTGTACACTTTGAATATGGATTCCAACAATGAATTACCAAACGGGAAATTGTTGTCCAGTCCTTCACTCAAACTCAAATGAATCACATGATCTGCATTCACTGCGATTTCTTTGAGACTGGTGGCAAATCTTGAGCCAGACTGTTCAGGCGCTTGACCTACCATGCCTCGCACACCACCTGTCAAATATCCAGCGCCACCTGCTGTGACATTGCCAGTGGTCTGAAATGGAGTGGTAGCAATCAAATCTTTAAAATTTAAATTCACATCACGAATCACATACTGTTCGGGCTTTTTGCCTTCTGATTCATTCACAATAATTTTAGTGACTTTGGCTGGATCCACATGGAACCATCGTTTGGTTTCAGGATCTTTGATAAAGAAAGCATCTCCATATTTGAACACATTGCGGAATATTCTAAAAATTCTTTTGTTGAAATTGTTCTGTTTGCACCATTGCTGTAGATATTGTTTCAGAATGGTGATCTCTGAGTTGGTGGCTGCTTGTTTGAAATCTAGTTTGAAGTTGGTGTCATTCTGTTTGTTGATCTGTGAGCAAAATTCTGCTAGAATATCCAATGCAGCGTTGACCTCGGAATCCATATCCATGGTGTTGTACTGCCCATATCGCTCCACTCTATTGGGCGATCCTGAATACACATCTGGTAGATAAGAACTGTAGTTGGTGGCGGCTGGTCCTGCCAGTCTGCCTGTGCGACTGTAGATCTCATTGTCACTGACCTGATTAAAATATCTTTTCCAACTCATTATGTATTATATTCTGTGTTTTCTGCAGTTTGTTTAACAAATCTTTTTTGATTCTGCAGTTCTGACAGCATGGCTTTCATAGTACTATTTAACTCTTCCAGTTTGTCACTGGAATTTTTACCAGTTGTGGCAACAGTTTTTGACATGTTGTTGTTTAATCCTGCAAAAGATTCGCTCAATCCGTTCAATGCTGTAGTATAGCTGTCTATTTTGCCTTTGTCAAGTGAATCCAGAGTGGCATTGATATTTTTGGCTAATGATTCACCCCCACCACCAAACAACTTGCCAAAACCAGCAGCAATGCCGCTCACACCAAAAGTGGCCATGGCAGCGCTCAGAGCCATTGTTCCAGATGCAACGCTCTTTAGATTCTGCCCGTCGATTGAATTGAATTTGCTCAAGTCATCGGCAAATTTGCTGAATGCTGTGCCCATGAGCCATGCTGCTCCTGCTATGCCTGCTCCTATTAATGCAATGGATGTTCCAAGAAAAAAAGCTCCAGCCACAATTGCAGGACCTTTGACACCAAACGCAGCCAATCCACCAGCTAAACTTTTGAGACTGGCTCCTATGGTAGGGCCTCCCTTGCCAACACCTTCTAAAACTTTGCTGGC